TGGATACCGGTGTGCAGCTGTTGAAGGAAGACCGGGACTGGGTGCTGGCGGTAGATTACCGGATGACCACAACCGATACGGCCAATGCTGTGCTGATGCAGTGTTTTGAAACCAACGGCATGAATGGTATCCGCATTTGGAACAATAATGGAGCCAAGATCAGTTGGGGCACCGAAAGCGCAGCAGCTGCCACAGTTGGAACCCGTGACATGGTGGTAATGCGCCACAAGAAGGGCGAAAACAACCTGCATGTATATACGGCTAACATTTACGGTGACGACATTGTTTACACCGAGATTAACCGTGGACGAATTACACAGACCAATGCAACGCTGGTGTTTGGTTGCGCCAAGGCAGATGATGGGGAATATGAACGGTTTGCCAAGGGTGATGTGTACTGGGCGAAAGTTTGGTATGCAGACCTGGGCGACAATGCCTGCCGGAAGTTGGCTGCATGGCCGCATGAAACCCGCGAATTTGAGATGTGCGGATTTAAGCAGTATTATTTAAGCGATAACACAAACAAGCGCTGCGCAATGACGTTTTTGGCGAAAAATACGCTGGCACGCAAGATGCCGATTACCAGTAACTATTACAACAATGGCGGTTGGCCCGCAGCAACGCTGCGCACCTACCTGGACAAGCGGCTGCCGAATGCCTTGCCGATTGGATGGCAGCAGTTGATCCAGCAGGTAAAAGTGACATCCAGTGCAGGCGGAACATCCAAGGAAATTGTGACGGCGGATTGTTACTTCTTTATACCGGCTGCATATGAACTGAACCCCAGCATGAACAGTGAGCCGTATATTTATGAAGGTACAACGATCAGTTACATGACGGATAATCAGAGCCGAATCTGCTATGACGATGATGGCGCGGCCACCACTTATTGGACACGCAGCCCGAATGTTCAGTATGCAGATTACTTTTTGCAGGTTGCGGCAGACGGCCAGATTTACAGCTATGTTACCCCGAATGAGCAGCATGGCGTGCGCGTGATGTTCAGCGTGTAAAGGAGGTTGAGGGACGAAATGTATTACAAGGTGACATATAACGGCCAGGTGATTGACACCCTTGACCACCTGAGTTTTGTGAAATACCAGGCGAAACACGGGATTATGGTGAACTGCACGGCAGATGATGCCGAAGGAATTGTGAGCAGTGATGGGCGCTACATCTGGCATGTGGACGGATACTATAACATTCCGGCGGCAGGATACGATACCGTGCAGTTGGAAGAGATCAGTGTTTACGAATATGACAAGCTGAAAGCCTTGGGGGCCAAAACCCCTGAGGCTATTATTGATGCTTATACCCTGAGCCTGATTGAAGGAGGTGTGCTATGAGTGACTTTGTGGAGAGTTTGCGGCGGTTGTATTTGGATCGCCGGTTAAAAGAAGCGACCCTAAATGCGCTGTGGCACAAGGGCAAAATCAGCCGCAATGAGTTTGACTACATTGTGGGCGGAAAGGAGACGAGCAATGTACACGATCCTGATTAACGAGGACAATACCCTGACCGCCAGTGTTGTGGAGCGCGTGATGCAGCAGAGCAAACTTGTGGACACACTGCATTTTTTGGCTGACCCGGAATATAAGGGCAAAGACATGCGCGACTATGTGGTGATGCTGGAATACCGGTTGCCGGTAAGCAAGAAATACCGCACCGAGTTTTTGACGCTGAGTGACGAGCTGTATAAAAACAAGCTGGAATATAAGTTGCCCTTTGACACAGCGCTGACCAGTGAGGCCGGTGTGATTGAGTTCCAACTGACCTTTGGCAATATTGAGATGGATGCTGAAGGCAGGACCACCCAGTATATCCGCAAGGTTGGACCGGGCGAAATTAAAATTATTGATGTTTACGACTGGGCGGCCACGATCCCGGACGAAGCACTGAATGCTTTGGACCAGCGGATTATTGCAATGCAGGCCATGCTGAAGGCCATGATTGATAAGAGCAACACCATGATGAACAACAAGGCCGACAACCTGAGCTACAAGAATGACATGCTGCAGCTGACCGCCAACGGAAGTCCGATTGGCAATGCGGTAGAGATTAAGAGCAGCGGCGGTTCCGGCAGCGGCGGTGATGGTACAACTGATGGAAATATGCGGGTGGTTGAGTTTTAAGGCTTGGCCGCCTGCATTTTTTCTATATAGCGACAAATGGAGAAAGGAGTTGGGAGAATGGCAACCACAAGCAAGTTGGGCTATGGTAACGCAGAAAACCTGGATACAGCGATTACGAATGGAATTATTGACGAGAAGGACCTGGTTATTACCAAGGATACATCGGAGTTTTATTACATCCGTGACGATAAGAGCAAACAGGCGATCCGCCCCCGTACCCGTGTTTTTGACAGCAACGGGCAAGCCAATGAGCAGTTGAATAACAGCAGCGACACTTATGCCGGGCAGACCGTAATGATTAAAAACACCGAGGGCAAGTATGAGCCGTGGATTGTACAGCTGTTAGACACCGGGAAGTTTGCTGTTGAACCGTTCAGCACTGCAAGCACTGGATTTGTTTGGCAGGAATTTTAACCGACAAAAACAATATGAAATTTAAGGAGAAATGATTATGGCAGAAGTAAAATTTAATTATGGCACCAAAGCTAACTTTGAAGCCCTGGAGGCAAAGGACAACGACACCCTGTATTTTTTGACTGACACTTTGCAGATTTTTAAGGGCGCAGTTGAATACACCAAGAGCTGCAAGCTGGTGAGTACCCTGCCTGGTTCCGGTCAGGTGCAGGGCGTTGTTTATGTGCGCACCAGCGACTTTACCCTGCATGTGTTCAATGGTACCAGCTATATCCAGCTGAACAAGGCCACCGTGACTGAGATCCCGGCTGCCAACGCCAGCGACGACAATGTGCCGACCACCAAGGCTGTTGCCGATTACGTCAACGCCAAGATTGAAGCCGTTGAGAATGCCAAGGGCAAGTTTGTTACCGATGTTACCTACAATGAGGGCGTGCTGAGCGTTGCCAAGGGCGGCGACCCCGTTGCTACCCCCCTGACTGGCGTTGTGCATGCACCGACTTATGATGCAAGCACCCGCACCATCAAGCTGCCGGTATTTGGCGGCGACGAACTGACCATTGCGCTGGGCAAGGATCTGGTTGTGACCAGCGGTACTTATAATGCCAAGGATAAAAACATTGAGCTGACCATTACCAGCGGCGATGTGATCAAGATCCCGGTTGGCAGCCTGATTGATGTTTACACCGGTCTGGCAACTTCCACCGCTGAGGTTACTGTTTCTGCTGACAATAAGATCAGCGTGAAGGTGAAGGTGAGCGCCAAGGCTGACAACTCCATTACCCTGGAGGAAGACGGCCTGTATGTTGCTGTGCCCGATGCTTATACTAAGGCCGAAGCTGACAAAAAGATCAAGGCTGTACAGACCGCCCTGGATACGCACGCTGCGAATGCCGACATCCATGTGACCAAGGAACAGAAGGCCACCTGGGATGCCAAGGTGAGTACTGAACAGCTGGCTGCCGCCAAGAGCGAGGCCATTGCTGCTGCCGCTGCTGACGCAACCACCAAGGCTGATGCTGCCCGTGATGCTGCCAAGACGTATGCTGACGGCCTGAACACTGCCATGGATACCCGCGTGAAGGTTGTTGAGGGCGCTATTACCTGGAAGACCATTGGCTGAGACGGCCAAGCGATTAGTTATTTCAAGTTGACATAAAAAATAGCCTTCGCTGCAGGGCCAGTGTTTTGCGAGTAGGAGAACATGCACTGTGCAGCGAAGGTTTTATATTGTATTGACAAACAACGATGTTGAATATATAATAATAGTAGAACTAAGGCACCGACATAGACGGTCTACCTCAGTTTATAGTTTATGTATGACAGTTAAACCACCATAACAAAAAACCGTTCTGTGGGCGACAGGGCGGTTTTACTTTTTATTACCACGAAAAAACGTGATAACTGCTACGACAGTTTGTACCCCAGTGAACACAACGCCAATAATGACGATGGTATCAACAAAGGATAGACCCGGCATAAGCATCACCTCCTGGCAAAAAATGAATTTACCGGAAGGCAAAGTAGGGGCGCTCCACAATGCCTTGCGGCAGATGGGAGGCTTGACCGCCTATTACGTCTATGAGGAAGATATGGCAAAAAGGAATAAACGTTGGTGCCTTAGTTCTGCTATTATTATACTGTCAATGCAAAATTTGTCAAATTAAATACTGAATCGAAACCGCTTATCTGTACGCAGGTAGGCGGTTTTTTTATTGTTACAAAAAGGAGTTTTACGATGTCAAAACTTTCTTTATGCGAGATCCAACAGTCGCAGCTGGATAAAACTCCTATTGTGGATGGACAGTTGGTATGCTGCTTGGATACGGGAAACACTTACCGGGACACAGCCGGTGGGCGAGTTCGGATTGGAAGCGATCTGGAACGCGTAAGTGAGCTGCCATTGGCCCCGCTGGCCGGGAAGATTTATTACCTGCCGCCCGGAGATTTATATATTTATAACTCTGGTTGGGTAATGCTGAATGATACTGATTTTACGATTGGGGCCAGCAAGGCTGATGCCACAGAAGCCAATTTGGAGCTGAAACATGGTGATGTGGCAAAGGGTACAGTAAAGGTGCGCGGCACCGGCATTACGAGCGTGACGGCGGATGCAGATGGGCGACTGATTATCAATACCCCAAACCCGGAAGCTGTGATTGACGAGATCACGAATACCGAAATTGATAATTTATTCAAAGACGAATAGGAGGGAACAATATGGCATTTTTGAGTTATGACGGTCTGCTTTATTTTTGGCAGAAAATTAAAGCTTTGCTGGCCGGTAAGGTAGATAAGATTGATGGCAAGGGACTTTCGACCAACGACTTTACCACTGCTGAGAAGAATAAGCTGGCCGGGCTGAAGAATTACACCCACCCGACAACCAGCGGGAATAAGCATATCCCTGCAGGCGGCAGTGCCAACCAGATTTTGGGTTGGAGCGCGGACGGTACCGCTAAGTGGGTAAACGAAAAGGATACCACCTACAGTGTGATGAGCGGCGCAACGGTTGATGCGGATGGCAAGAGCGGGCTGGTACCCAGCCCGACGAAGGGTACGCAGCGCTGG